TGGTTCTATGATGAACCAGGAATGGAAGTTGCAGGATATCTATAGGACAGTTTAATTACTGGCACACTCATTCCCCTATTTTGGGGAATTATCCTTTATAATTGTATTATACAAACGAAAAACTTTTATGACCGAACTTTCAAACATAATTTCAAACAGAATCCTAGCAAGCGACAGTTTTGAAAACGTTGCTCATGTGTGTTGCGATTGGGAGGAGTTCGTATTTGAGGTTGCAGAGTGGGGAGTGGATCATATGGCACAGGTTGATTTTGATGATTTAGATAAACATGACGTGAAAGCACTTGATAAGTTCATTGCTTCTTTCGGTTGTTCCCCAGAGAATCCACACCCCTGTTCCAAATACGCTGATCCAATCTTTGCTTAATGTCCTTTCTTTATTCGTTATTACTTTTGATTATGCCACTCACACACATCGAACATCCAGAAGATACGATCCTTACAGGGGATCTATCTGCTCTTGAGTGCATGGGCAGTAAAGGTAATCTATCAGCAAAAATTGATGGGTCGCCCGCTGTCGTATGGGGAAACGATCCGAAAGATGGTCGTTTTTTCGTTGGCACCAAGTCCGTTTTTAATAAGCGTAATCCAAAGTTAATGAAGTCGTATGAGGACATAGACGCAAATTATGAAGGTGCATTACATGAAATACTTACAGCGTGTTTCCGTTGGTTGCCTTCCAGAGATAAAAGCATATATCAGGGGGATTTTATTGGTTTCGGTGGTACTCACACATGGACACCAAACACGCTAACTTATACACTTCCTACCGTAGCAGATGAGCAAATCATAATCGCACCGCATACAGAATACTATGAGAACAGACCGTACCCACTACATAATAATCTATCAGACAGAAGCGGGTTTGTCAAGTTCATTCGCCCAGAGGTTGCAGAAGGGGATCTATGTGAACTTCGCTCCCTGATCCAGTTTGCCCAGATATTCGCAAAGACAGTTGACTTTTTAGAAGATGATAAAGAGGTAGCAGCACTTAAGAAGGAATTAAATTCGTATATTCGTGAAGGTAAAGAGATAAAACCACAGGAGTTTGCTAATAGTCGCTTGGTGTTCTTATGGAAATTAATATCATCTCTGAAGGAAGATTATATGGACACTTGCAAAGTAGATGATGAATTACAGGCAACGCTACACGGGGAACAGCATGAAGGCGAAGGGTTTGTAAAGTTTAATGAGTGGGGACATATCAAATTAGTGAGGAGGGGTTCGTTCAGTTATGCAAACTTTAACAACCCTCGGTTCGTTCGTTCGTGAATCAGCAGCGGTATATATAATTTTCAAGGTACCGTTAGTCTACAAAGTGTTACGAAAGCGAGTTAAATCTAACCCTTGACTTTCAAAAATTTTCCCGCTACTATATAATCTGATAAAGGTTGATAGTCATTATGAAAAAATTTTCTGGTAAAATTTTTAGCACAGTAGAGATTGATCCAGTAAGCGACGAGTACATTACCAAAATTCCAGAATCCATTATTAATGAAATGGCATGGTATGAGGACACTGAACTAGAGTGGACGTTTGACGGTGATGCCCTAATTATCAAAGAAAAGGAAGATGACGACTAACACAGAAACAAAGTCTTATCACATATACATTGAGGATAAATGTATATTCAAAAATTTAAATCAAAGCGAGTTTGAATTAATTTGGAGTAAATTATATACATCTTACCATACAGAAGATATTACATACTCGGAGGTTACAGATACGGATATTACACATGAACATTCTTATTGACATTGTATAGATAATGTTGTATGATATGAATGTAATTAAAAATCATTATGGCCAAAGGATTTACAGTTAAAGCAAAGACCCCAAAGAAAACACAAAAAGCCCCAGAGTGGGACTACGATAAAGCAAAAGAAATTATGAGAGGAAAGACAGTAGTGTTCTGTCTACCTGGTAGAGGAGTTTCATATACATTTCTAAAAAGTTTTGTACAGTTATGTTTTGATCTCGTACAAAACGGATCAAGTATACAGATATCACAAGATTATTCATCAATGGTAAATTTCGCCCGATGTAAATGTCTGGGTGCTAACGTTCTTCGAGGACCTGATCAATTACCTTGGGATGGTAAGTTAAACTATGACTATCAGTTATGGATTGACTCTGATATTGTTTTCAACTCTGAAAAGTTCTATCAGATTGTATTAATGGAAAAAGATATCGCAGCAGGTTGGTATTGTACAGAAGATGGTAAGACAACTTCAGTTGCACACTGGTTAGAGGAAGAAGACTTCCGTGCAAGTGGTGGTGTGATGAATCATGAAACAATTGAAAGTATCAGTAAGAGAAAGAAACCATTCACAGTTGACTATACAGGTTTTGGTTGGTTACTGATTAAGAAAGGAGTCTTTGAGCACAACGAAATCAAGTATCCGTGGTTCGCACCCAAGATGCAAGTATTTGAATCTGGCGAAGTACAGGATATGTGTGGCGAAGACGTATCTTTCTGTCTTGATGCCAAGGAAGCAGGATTTGAAATATGGTGCGATCCTCGTGTACGTGTCGGTCATGAGAAGACTAGAGTGATTTAATGGATCGCTACTACATCACGATAGATGGTAGAGGTGGATTTGATAACCTTTCGGAATCACAATATTTTGATATTATGAACGACTTGGCAATCGAATTCTACCGCACAGGTTATCCAAGACCTGATCAAATACACACAGAAATTAAAAAAGAGAATTATGGCAACTAGATTTGCAATGACTGGTACGACCATTGAGTCAAAACCGAAAAAAACTCGTCAAGGTCGGGGAAAGCACTCGAAATACTCGGCAACGTCCCGTAACTCGGCTCGTAAAAGGTATAGAGGGCAGGGAAAGTGAACTGTTGGCACTGCGGAACTCAATTGATATGGGGTGCCGATCACGATATGGAAGATATAAATGATGGAGAGGAGTCTGAATATGACTTCTTTTCTAATTTTACCTGTCCTAAATGTAAATCATACGTAGAAGTTTTTCATCATAGATAATGTCTTGTTTAATTGCGAACCTACCTTCTTATGAGGTATGGGTAAGAAAAGAATACTTAACCGACCATCAGAGTGGTCATGGCGAATTTATAAAAGGAGTATGGGTATCTGCGAAAAGTATACCTGGTCGGGCATTTTACTTTGAGACCTACTTACCAGAGTATGCTGCAATGTTTGATAAACTGCCGATTTCAGCGTTTTGCTCGGATCCAGAGACACCAACACCTGATATGACACTTCATAATCTTCAGTTTTGGAACTGTATGGACTATGGAGTCGTTGCAGTACAGAAACAATTCATCGGAAGTATGCATTATGAGGTCATGACAAGAGATTATGGCAACCAAACAGGTACTTATATCTGCACTTTAGACAATTATCATGACAGTGTAGATGCTATTGACTACTCAACAAGTGAACAACCTGCCGAACATAAGTCACATAATCTGCTAGAACTCGATAATGGGCAGTTTTGTCTCTATCCGAACAATAGAATGAGGATTTATGACAACAGTATCACTCCAGAAACACCAAAAGTGCCTGATTTTAAGGTTTCAACAGTATACTATCAGGTAGAGAATGGTCATGATCGTGACGGATTGGGTTCAGAAGAGAATTATTTCTGGAAAACAGCAAAAGAAAGGGCAGTAGGTACAGAAAATACAGCAATTGAGAAGAAAAGAGCTCCTTTTGAACCAGAATTAGGATAAATAATAACATTCTGTAAAAAGTGTCATAAATAAAACAGGAAACAACTGTTTACATGGCAATAAAACGCATATCTAGATCATTTAAAGATATTAACCTATCATTTAAACCACATCCTGTAACAAATGACCTTACAGTTATCAAAAATGCGAATGCAATTAAGAAATCTGTAAGAAATTTAGTGGAAACTATCCCTAGAGAGAGATTTTTTAATCCAAATCTCGGTACTGACATCAGATCAAGTCTTTTTGATTTCTGTGACTTCGGTACTGCGTCTGTTATTCAGAGACAAATCAGTACTACCATCGAAAATTTCGAACCTCGAATCGATAATTTGGATGTTGAAGTGATTCCTCGACCAGATGACAATGAATTTGAAGTAAATATCTTCTTTGAAATTATTGGCCAACAGTTTCCCTCGCAAGCATTCCAGTTCATATTAGAAGCTACAAGATAATATGCCATTTACTAAATTTACAAACTTAGATTTTGATCAGATAAAGACCTCAATAAAGGATTATCTTCGCACGAACTCAGATTTTACTGATTTTGACTTTGAAGGATCTAATTTTTCAGTTTTAATTGATACTTTAGCATATAATACTTACATCACCGCGTTTAACTCAAACATGATTGTGAATGAGTCCTTCCTAGACTCTGCAACAGTTCGAGAAAACGTTGTTTCCCTTGCTAGAAATATTGGATATGTTCCCAGATCTCGAAGTGCAGCACAAGCAACCATATCTTTTAATATTACTTCAAATGATACATCAGAAATATCTACAGCAACTTTAAAGGCAGGTTTAGTTTGTATTGGTAGTAGTAATGATATAACATATACTTTCTCAATTCCAGATGATATAACAACTACTGTTACACCTTTATTTGATACTCAAACTATTCTTCCAGATGGAACTATAGGTTCTAGTCGAAATGGATATACAGCGTTTTTTGATTCAATTACAGTTTTTCAAGGAACACTCATTAAAAAAAGTTTTGCAGTTGATGGATCACTCGATCAAAGGTTCATTTTAGATAATCCTTTCATAGATACATCTACAATTGTGGTCTATGTAAGAGGTACGAACAGTAACGGTAAAGGAACTCTATACACAAAAGTTGATAATATTTTAAATATAGATTCTACATCATCAACATTCCTAATTCAGGAAATTCAGGATGAAAAATACGAACTTTTATTTGGAGATGGTATTTTTGGAAGAAAACTTGATAATGAATCTATAATAGATGTTAGTTATCTTGTAACTGATGGAAAAGAGGGAAACGGACCTGCAGCATTTTCATATGCAGGAAATATTGAAAACGATTTAAAATCAACATCATCATTAGTAAGCACACCCACTATATCTGTGGTCTCTCCTGCCTCTAATGGCGGTAATATAGAGTCAATTGACTCAATTAAGTATTTTGCCCCTCGACTCTATTCATCACAGTACAGGGCGGTTACAGCAAGGGATTACGAAGCAATAATTCAACAAATTTATCCTAATACTGAGAGTGTTTCTGTTGTTGGTGGAGAAGAAATTGATCCACCACAATTTGGAACAGTTTTTATTACTATAAAACCTAAAAACGGTGACTTTGTATCGGATTTTGATAAAACTCAAATATTATCCGATTTAAAAAATTATACATTGACTGGAATCACTCAGAAAATAATTGATTTAAAAGTTCTTCATATAGAACTAGAATCATTTATATATTACAATACATCAAAGGTTAAAAATATTAATGAATTGAAAACAAATGTAATTAATGGTCTTACAACCTACTCTAAATCCACAGACGTGAATAAATTTGGTGGTAGATTTAAGTATAGTAAAGTTTTAAGTGTGATTGATAATATTGAAGATTCAATAACATCAAATATTACGAGAGTTCGAATTAGAAGAAATTTAAATGCTCTTTTAAATCAATTTGCACAATACGAAATCTGTTTTGGTAATCAATTTAACGTTAAACCTGAAGGATTAAATATTAAGAGTACTGGATTTAAAATTTCTGGAGTGTCGGAAACAGTATTTTTAACAGATATTCCAAATACTGACAAACAAACAGGATTAATATCAATTGTAAAGAAAGATATTATTGATGGTAAAAAAATTATTATTGTTGATAATGCAGGAACTGTTGATTATATAAAAGGAGAGATAAATTTAACTACGATTAATATTACATCAACCGATAAACCAAATAATATTATTGAAATTCAAGCTTTCCCAGAATCAAATGATGTCATAGGTCTTGAAGATCTATACTTGAAATTTAACATTCAAAGTAGCTCAATAAATATGGTTAAAGACACCATTTCATCTGGAGATCAAATATCTGGTGTTGGATATAAAGTTACATCAAGTTATACAAACGGAGATTTAATACGAGGATAGTATGATAAGTACTGGTATTGATACAAGAATTAAAGTTCAACAAATAATTGAAAATCAACTTCCTGAGTTTATTTTATCAGAAAGTCCAAAAGCAGTTGATTTTTTAAAGCAATATTATATCTCGCAAGAGTATACTGGAGGTCCGATTGACCTTACAGATAATTTAGATCAATATTTAAAATTAGATAATTTAACTCCAGAGGTTATTAGAGGAGGAACAACCTTAACTGGAATAAGCACTGTTGTTGTTAATGATGAAGTCACATTTACAATTTCAGTCGAAAGTACAAAAGGATTTCCAAAACAATATGGATTGTTAAAAATTGATAGTGAAATCATCACATACACTGGTATCACTACAAATACCTTTACAGATTGTAAACGTGGATTTAGTGGAATTACAACTTATAGGAATATTAACAATCCATCTGAATTAGTATTTTCAACATCAACATCACAAGATCACTCAAGTGGTGCAAAAGTAGAGAATTTAAGTTCTTTATTTTTGCAAGAGTTTTATAAAAAAATAAAAAATACTTTTACACCTGGTTTAGAAAATACAGATTTTGTTTCAAATTTAGATGTAAATAATTTTATAAAAGAATCTAGAACATTTTACGAATCGAAAGGAACAGAAGAATCTTTCCGAATTTTATTTAATGCATTATATGATGTAGATCCAAAAGTAATTGATTTAGAAAAATATTTAATAAAACCATCTTCTGCAAAATATGTAAGAAGAAAAAGAATTGTAGCAGAAAAATTAACAGGGGATCCTTTAAATTTAAAAGGTCAAACCATTGTTAGGTCAACAGATTCAACTTCTACTGCATCTGTATCTGAAGTTGAAGTTCTAACAGGTATTTCTGGAATATCTACAATGAAAGATTATTTTATTTTAGATCTTTTTATAGGATTTGATGAAGAAGAATTTATAACTGGAAAATTTGATGTGACAGGAAAAACAAAAGTTGTCACTGATGTTTCAAGTGGTGCTTCAGTCATAACTGTAGATTCAACTGTTGGTTTTGGAACCACTGGAACAATCATTTCAGGTATAAACACAAATATTGTTTACACCGATAAGACTGTTAATCAGTTTTTAGGATGCACACATATTTCAGAGTCAATTAATTTAGGTGATGATGTTATTGCTGATGATAATATTTTTGGATATGAAAGTGGAGATTTAACAAAAAAAGTAGAGTTGAGAATAACAGGAGTATTGAGCGATTTCATTCCTTCTACAGATAATAGATTGTCAATAGAAAATGAAACAATTAGTGTTAAAAGTATTGGAGAAATAATTAACAATCCAAATACGAATAAATCTCAAAAAGAAATATTTGCAAATTCTTGGATCTATAATACTTCTTCTAATTATGATATTATTGATTCTATTGATGGGAAACAAAGTGATATACAACTAAAATCTAAGATAGACAAATCTAGTTTGAGAAAAGGAGATTCCATTCAAATTTTAGAAAAGAAAAGTAGTCCTTTTTCTTTAGGAACTGTTATTAAAGAATCAAAGATCATAAACATAGTTGAGACACAAAATAAAATAACTATAGATCCTGCTGTTACTTTTAGTTCTTCAAAACAATATTCAGTTAGAAGAATTATAGAAAAGACATTTAGTACTGCAAATTTATTAAAATATGGTAATTATACAATTACTCCTGATATTCAAAATGTATATAATGAATCTGATCAAAATTTATATGTAGCAAGTAATTCTCTCCCATCATCTGGAATTATAAAAACACCATCTTTAGTTAGTATTGCAAGTGTAGTAGAAAATAACACTATTCAAGATTACAATACTTTAACACAAAAATACTCAACAATTTCATTTAGTGTATTTGATGTTCCATTTATAACAGGAGATCAAGTGTATTATGAACCCGAAGGAAATCCTTTGGTAGGATTGACATCTGGGTTTTATTATGTTAAAACAATTGGATTTAATAAAATTAAATTATTTAAAGCACCAGCTTTTATTGAAACTAATGATTTTATTGAATTTGGTGTTCCAAAAGATACTAGCACATCTCATACTTTCACACTTGGTTATCAATATAATAAGTTAATAGCACCTCAAAAATTACTTAAAAAATTTCCTGTAAATGTTACTCAAAATTTAGGAAAAAATGTAGAAACAATTCCAGGACCTGTTGGAATGTTAATTGATGGTGTTGAAATTGAAAATGGAAAATCGTCAGATGGTATTTTTTATGGTGCAATTGAAAACTTTTCAGTAATTGGATTTGGAACAAATTATGATGTTATAAATCCACCATTAATTGAAGTTGAATCAGAATCATCTTCAACACAAGCATTAGTCAGTCCTATTATAAGTGGAGACATAACAGAAATACAAGTAGATCCTCAAAATTTTGATATCGAAGATATATTATCAATTCAATTAACTGGAGGTAATAGTGGAGAAGCAGTTCTTCAACCAGTTATTCGTAGGAGAAATAGAGTTTTAGAATTTAGTGGAGTTAGTACTGCTTTTGGTGGTGGTGTTGATACATTTTCAGAAACAATAACATTTTTAAAACCTCATAATATTGTGAGTGGTCAGATTTTAGTTTATGATAAAAATAAAAATACAGAGTTGGGTATAGGAACATTTAAAGGTAGTAATTTAAGTGATTTTGAAAGTTTAATAGATGGTCAACAATATTGGCCAGAGGTTGTTGGATTATCTACTATTATACTTTATAGAAATGAAACTGACTATTCATCTGGTATTAATACTATTGGATTTACCGAAATAGCAAAGAGTGGAACACATAAATTTAGATTAAAAAATTCAAAAAATAATTTATCTAGTATTAGAGTTATAAAATCAGGAAAACCATACTCAAATAGAAAAGTATTTGTAAATCCAACTACTGGAATATCAACATACAAATCAATAGTTACATTTAATAATCATGGATTTTCTGATGGTGAATTGATAAGTTATCAACCAGTTGTAGGTTTAGGATCAACTTCTCCTCAAAGTATTTCTGGGTTGTCTACTGTAAATCAATATAAAATAATTAAAATTAACGATAATAGTTTTAAGGTATCCAACGCTGGTATTGGTGGTACAGATAATAGTGATTTTATCAGAAAAAATCACGTTGATTTTAAAACAACAGGAACTGGATATCAATTATTTAAATATCCAGATGTTGAAATATCAATTAATGCAATATATTCAGTTCCAACATCTGATAAGTTAAATTTAACTCCAGTCATACAAGGAAGTATCATAGATGCTTCGATATATGAAAAGGGAAGTGGTTATGGAACAACTGATATTATTAACTATGAAAATATTCCAAATATTTTAGTTAAAAATGGAATTTCTAGACCAGGAAAAAATATTACACCTTCATTAAATCCTTTAATTTCAAATGGAGAAATAATTAGTGTTAATATTCAAGATGGTGGTGATGAATATTATTCAACTCCAGATTTAGTTGTAATTGGAGATGGAATTGGTGCAAAATTAAGGGCAATAATCGATAGAGATAAGAATTCGTCAACATATTTAAAAATAATTGATATAATTATTTTAAATGCTGGAACTAACTATTCTTTTAATGAAACAAGAATTAATATAATTCCTAAAGGATCAAACGCAGTATTTAAAACATCAATTGAAAAATTAAGTATAAACAATATTCAAAAAAATTCATCACGTCCATACAGAGAAAGATACACTAATCTTGCTTTACTACCAACAAATAATGAATTAAAGTTCACAACAGTTGGTTACTCTACTTTAACAGGTGAATCTAGATATGGTCAAAAATCAAATAGTCATTCTCCAATTATTGGATGGGCATATGATGGAAATCCAATTTATGGTCCTTATGCATATAGTGATCCTCTTGACAATTCATCTACAATAAAAATATTAAAAACAGGATACTCTTTAAACACGAATATACCTAACAGAGGTGATTTACCTTTCGATCTTGGATTTTTTGTTGAAGATTATTCATATTTACCAACAAATTCTACAGATTTGGATGAACATAATGGTAGATATTGTCAAACTCCAGAATATCCAAATGGAGTTTATGCTTACTTTGCTGGTATTAGCACCGCATCTGGAGATCCAGAGTTTCCCTATTTTATTGGAAAAACTTATAGATCAATCCCATCCGTTCTAGATCCTCTTTCATTAATAACTCAGTCATTTGACTTTAACAATTCAAATTTAGTTAGAAATACTTTTCCATATAAACTATCTGAACCATTTGGAAATAATGATTTTATTATTGAATCAAATAAAATATTATCACAAATAACAAAAGTTGCATCAGTAAGTCAAGGTAAAGTTGATTCATTATCAATACTAGAAACAGGTGAAAATTATAAAGTAAATGATAATGTAGTATTTGATAATACAGGTACAAATGGTAATGGAGTTAGTGCTTTTGTAAGTGAATTGGAAGGTAAACCAATATCCAATATTATAACAAGTTATGAAAAAATAGAAAATATTACATTTATAAGAAAAGATCCAAATACTGTTTCAGTGTTTGTTCCTAACACTCATGAATTCAAAGTTGGAGAAAATTTAGAACTATCTGGTATATCAACAGATATCAAATCAACATCAGGAATTTCTTTAATAGGTAATCATAATATATCTGCAATTTCAACTGAAAGCACTCTTTTATATAAAGAACTACCTTTAAATTCTGTTGCAGGAATTATAACTGATATATTTGTGTATAAAACAAATGTGATTTCAATTGGCAGTAGTATTGGAATTGGAACTGAGAAATTATTAGTATTAAACAAATTTGATGATAGAAATATTTTAAGAGTTCAAAGAGGAGTAACAGGAACAGCACATACACTTTCCACTGAAGTTGAGTTAATTCCTAGTTTCTTTGATATAAATTTTAAATCCAATTTCTTTAATTCTAAGATAGATGATGTAGTATACTTTAACCCTAAACAATCTGTTGGTATCGCTACAACAGTGGGTATTACATCATCAATAACTGTGTCTGTTGGAAATACTTCAAGTTCAGTTTCCGTTCCAGCACAAAGCATTTATTTACCAAATCATCCATTTAAAACAGGTCAACAAATAACATTTAAAACTGATGGAAACAGTGTTCTTGAAGTATCTAGAGATGGGGCAGTCAATCAGGCATTTACCATACCATTTTCTGGAACAAGTCAAACTTTATTTGCAATAAATAAATCTCCAAATTACATAGGAATAGTAACTCAAGTTGGATTAGTTACTTCAACCAATGGATTATTTTTTAGAACTAATGGTGATGATTACTTTAAGTATAGGTTTGAATCCAATTTTAATAAAGTTACTGGAAATATAGAAAGAATAAATTCAAAAGTATCTTTAACTACATCACATAATTTATCGGTAAATGACATTGTTAGTCTCAATATCACTTCTAATCAATCTGTTGGTATTGGAACATCTACTAATGTTAGAGTAAAATATAATCATTTAATTGATAGTTTACTTATAAATCAGGTAGGATTTACATCAGCAGCAATCAATACAACTAACAATCAAATAACTTTAAATTCTCATAAATTTAAAACTGGGGATAAAGTTTATTATGATTCAACAGACACCATCGCTAGTGGACTTAATACTGGTGGATATTTTATATACAGGTTAGATGATAATAATATAAAATTAGCAGAAACATTTTACGATTCAAAACAAATTCCACCCAATATTGTAAGTATTGTATCAATTGGAGGTTCTGAACATCAGTTGTCATTGATCAATCCACCAATAAATGTTATTAGAGATAATAATTTAGTATTTGATGTATCAGATTCTTCATTATCTGATTTTAATTTTAAAATATATTTAGATGAAGATTTTAATAATAATTTTGTTTCTACAGGAAAAACTACAGTAAATGTTGTATCTACTTCTGGAACTATTGGAGTTACTTCAACAGCTACATTAACTCTTAATTATTCACTCAATAATCCATTAAATTTATTTTATAATGTTGAGAAATCTGGATTTATTAGCACTTCAGATATAAACGTTGTAAATGGATCTAAAATTTCATATGTAAATAGCGATTATAATAAAAATTATTCAATTGTAAGTGTAGGAACTACTGATTTTGACATAAAATTGAATAGAAAACCAGAAACTTTATCATATCAAAATTCAAATACAAATATTTTAAAGTATAATACTACAACAAAAACAGATAATGGTGCAATTAGCAAAATTAATATAATATCTAAGGGATCTGGGTATAAAACATTACCAAGATTTGTTAGTATTGCTTCTACAGAAGGGGTTAATGCTAAATTATTACCATCTTCATCAACCAGTAACAAAATTGAAAATACTGAAATATTAAATATTGGTTTTGAATATGCATCAGATAAAACTTTAAAACCAATAGCAAAATTATCACCTGTAATTAGTATAAAAAATTCAAATAAAATAACATCAATAATTGTTAAAAAAAGAGGTGCAAATTATACAAATCCTCCAGAATTAGTTTTACAAGATAATAAAACTAAAGAAATTATTAAAAGTGGTTCTTTAATCGCAAATGTTAGTCAAGCAACACAATCTATTAATAGTGTTGACGTAATCAGTACTCCACATGGAATTGGAAATTGTCAATTGTTTACTACAAATAACTCAAACGGAATACCAATTACAAATATATCAATAGCATCTACGATTGTTACTGATAGTGTAAGTGGAATAGTTACTGTAACTTTAGCAACACCAGTTTTAGGATTTTCTACTGCTCCTTTCCAAGCAGGAGATTCATTTTTTGTAGAAAATATAGAAAATGAGTATGGAGATACTTTTAATTCACCATCCAATAAATTTACTTTCTACCCAGTAGAAAGAATAATAGGTGGTATAAATCCAAATCCATTTAAGTTAGAAATTAATCTTAATGGATTAATATCTAATCCAGGATTAGCAAAAACAATTCAAACTTTTGCATCAGCAATTAATTTTAAAGATTATCCTCAATTTACAGTAGTTACTGAAATAGCAAATTTTGCATTAGGCGAAGAACTTTTTGTATCAAGAGATAATTCAAGTTTTGAGGATGTTGGACTTAGTTTAGACAAAATAAGCAACAGTTATATTAAAATTTTAGGTGATTTTAAATTAAAACCTAATGATAAAATAAAAGGATATTTTTCAGGTTCTATTGCAACTATTAATACGACATTTGCTAATATAGGAGAATTTAAAGTTGATTTTGCTTCAGATAAAGTTATTGGATGGTCTGATGATATTGGTAAATTAAATGAAGATTATCAGGTAATGCCAGATAATGACTACTATCAAACACTATCATATACAATCCAAAGTCCCATTGAATATCAAACATTAATAAGTCCTGTAAATAGTTTATTACACACCACAGGTTTAAAAAACTTTGCTGATTTGGGTATTTCAACATCTGTTGGTGTTGGTTCTACGAGCAGTGTTGACACATCTTCTATTATTAGAGATCTGACATCTAATAATAGAGTTGATGCGATTGACAATTTTGATTTAGCAAGAGATGTTGATATTTTATCAAATCCACTTAGATCTAACTCTGTTAGTTTTGATACTATAAAACTTTCAAATTACTTTGAGTGCTCAACAAATAGAGTATTGCAAATAGATAATATAAACACTCTATTTAAAAGTTCAACAAATAATGCAAAAAGAGATGGATTTATAAGACTTACTAATTCATTTAATAGATTTTTAGTTCAAACAAGAGTTCCTTCAGTTTCAGTTGGAATTGGAACTACAACAAATACTGTACAATTAACTGAATTGATTACATCTGTAGATTTTGTTAATCAAAATATATTCACTATTCAAAAAGGATCAATAAATGATCAAGCAAAATTAGTTGATATTGTTGGTAATCAGGATAATGACAATAACTTTATTTTACAATTTAATCCTGTTGATGTTTTTAATTCTGATCTAGATATCAAAATTTTACAACAATCATTTATATCTGGGATTGGTGCTGGTCAGACCTCTATAGGATTTATTACTTTACGTGGTGTAAATGAAAATGTTTCAGCATCAACAACGTCCACAATAATATCATCTAATATTTCTAATATAGATTCCTATTTTGCAACTATTGAAGTAAATGATTCAATATCAAATGAAAATAACATTGTTGAAATTTATGCCACTCACGATGGCACAAATTCTTACATATCAAATTATTCTTTAGAAACAAATACAACTAATTCTATAGGTACATTTACAACAAACATAGACTCTAATATTTTATCTTTAAATTTTGAAAATGATAGATCAAATCAAGTTTTAGTCAGATCAAAAATTGTTGGGTTTGGAACTACAGCAATTGGAATTGGAACTTTTAGATTTAAGAATAATACACAACCAAATGGATCTGAGGATTCTGCTAGATTTGAATCTAATTATGTAAGTATTGCTTCTACAGCAGTCATAGCAGGATTTACAACAGCAAAAGATACTTCAATTAAGAGCGTAGTAAGGGTATCAATCGGAAATACCAGTGCTCTACATCAAATTCTTATGAGTCATGATGGTGAAAATACATTCATCACACAATATCCATTCATGACAATAGGAGACGAATTAGGAATAGGAACATTCTCCTCAGAATATAGTGGTTCTAATATAAATTTAAAATTTCATCCAGATCCTGAATTTATAGGTGTAGGAAATTTATTGGTTCAATCGTTTAATGAAATTATTAACACTAAATTAGATACAATTAATTCTACACCAACTTTAACTTATGGTAAATCTTTTGAAGAATTATCTCTTTTACAATACGATGCTTTAAATTCTAGTAGATCAGACGGATTGTCATTCAAATTACAAAATAATAATAATTCTATATTTGCTAATTTCTTTGATCCATCAACATCAGTTAATTTATCTACAGGAGAATTTACAATTGAAAATAATTTCTTCAATAAAAATGAGAGATTAATTTACACACCAGGATCCACAGTAAGTAGTGTTGGTATTTCATCACTAATAATGTCTAATGGAAATCCTTTGCCAAGTGAGGTTTATGTTGTTCTTCCTTCAGAAACAGTTAATTCAAAAGTATTTCAATTATCAACAACTAAAGCAGGAGCAGCTATAACATTTAATACTGCTGGTTCGGGAAATAGACATGTATTAGAAATGTTTAAGAAAAATGAAAAAACATTAATAACTATTGATGATATTATTCAATCTCCATTATCATTTACTCCTATAACTACGACATTATCTGGAAATGTGGGAGGACAAGTGTCAATATCAACCTCAATTTTATCTTTAACAGGAATTTCTTCTATTATTATTAGCGATGTTTTAAAAATTGATGATGAATTTGTAAAAGTAAATAATGTTGGTTTTGGAACTACAAATGTTGGTCCTATTTCAAATACAGGTTCTTTAGAATTAATTGATGTATCAAGGGCAATTGTTGGTTCTTCATTATCAACTCATACTGACACTAGTCCAGTAAGATTATTTAAAGGTGGATATACTATAGTTGGCGAAGATATATTTTTCACAGATGCACCTAGAGGAACAAATATTTCAGAAAGGGATGATTCAAATAGAGATCGTGGTAGATCTAATTTTAGTGGAAGAGTTTATTTGAGACAAGATTATTCTTCAAATGCAATATTTGATGATGTTTCAACTAAATTTACTGGTATAGGACAAACCTTTACTACAACAATATTAGGGGTGAATACTACGGGGATTTCAACAGGAAGTGCTTTCGTAACTATTAATGGAATATTTCAACCACCAACCACAGAAAAAAATCCATCTAATAATTATCAGTTTACAGAATCAGCAGGAATAACAAGTTTTGTATTCAGTGGTATTAGTTCATTTAATGGCAATCAAATTATTAGTGATTTTGATGTAAACCAAAATGAATTACCAAGATCTGGACAAATTGTATCAATCGGGTTTACTGCTGGATTAGGATACGCTCCTTTGGCTGGTGCTGCTGTTACTGCAATTATTGGTACTGGTGGTTCAATTACTGCGGTTGGTGTAGGAACTAGAGATTTTCATGGATCTGGGTATAGTTCTGGACTAAGCACTACAGGAAATGGTATTATTAGTATTGGTATTATTGATGAAGTATATCAACATAGATTCTTTAGTTCTTCTAGCAATTCTGTAACAGCAAATACAGGATCAAAATTTACACCAACAGACGCTTTGTATGACTCCTTATCAGGTGTTTTAGTATTAACTATTCCAAGTCATGGATTAACTGTTTCAAATACCATAGGTATAGCAACAGAGTCATTAGTCTTTAGATGTGATAAAGATGCATATTCTACAGATCATCCATATCCAAGAACAACAGATCCAGCACATAATGCTACTTTGTCAATATCAACTACAACCACAAATACATTATCTGTAAATGTTGGATCTGGTGGTGGAGTTGGATCTGGTGCCACGATAACTGCAACGGTTGGTATTGGTGGAACTTTAATATTTTCTGTTGTTGGTGGTGGAACAAGTTATATAAATCCAAAAATAATGCCACCTATGCCAAGATATGAAAATTTACCAATAACTGGAGTTTCTAGAATAGGTGTTGGTGCTACTACAGATACGGGAACTGGATTACTTTTAAATATTGACGTTGGCGGTAGTAATACTACTGGTATTGGATCTACTCTTTTTGAGGTTAAATCTTTTGATATAGCAAGATCTGGATTTGGATTTAGAGAGGGTGATGTATTTAAACCAGTGGGATTAGTTACAGATAAAAAACTCTCCTCACCATTAAATGAAGTAGAATTTACTGTTAATAAAGTGTTCACAGATTCTTTCTGTTCTTGGAATGTAGGAGAGTTTGATTATATTGACACAATTAAACCATTACAAGATGGAATTAGAAAAAGATTCCCAATTAATTTTAAAGGAGAATTAGCATCTTTCCAACGTGCTAAATCTGCAAATATTGATATGCAATCATTATTATTAATAATAATAAATGGAGTTATACAAAATCCTGGAGAATCTTATATATTCGATGGTGGAACATCTTTTGAATTTACAGAAGCACCTGATGTAAATGATAATGTATCAGTATTTTTCTATAAAGGAACAGATGATGTAGACGTTACATTTACGGATGTAACTGAATCTGTGAAGGTTGGTGATGAGTTTCAATTACTTAAAAATAATAATCATGCTGGTTTTGATCAGAATGTAAGAGTTATATCTGGTATCACAACAGCAGATCAAATTGCAACTCCATTATACTTTAATCAAGGTATAGATAATAATTTAAAATCTTTTAGATGGATTAAACAAAAAACAGATAAATTTATCAATGGAGAATTGATAACTAAAGTAAGACCTTCAATTGAACCTCTAGTATTTCCAGAAGCTAGAATAATTAAAGATTTTTCAACCAGTGACAACACTCTTTATATTGATAATGTTGGAATTGGTACAAATTATTTGACTAATTTATTCTTCTATGAAAGTCCAAATAATATTGGAACAATTGTATTTGACGAATCTGTAGAACCTAGAGCAGCAGATTTAACTGCGGTTGTTTCTGTTGGTGGAACAATTCAATCCATTACTATTAATGATGGTGGAAAGGGATATGTAGGTTCTAGCACTGCATTATCAATTGCTTCTCCAATATCAAATACTGGAGTTGCTTTAACAGCATCTGATTTGATAGAGGTTGCTAAAAGAACGTCGAGTGTACTTGCCACAGCAAATGCAAATATTGCAGGTGGTGTTATAACTTCAGTATCAATTGTGAATCCTGGTTCTGGATATACAACAACTGCAGTTCCAAATGTAATTGCACCAACTCCTGTTGTTCCGTCTGAACTCATATCTGGATTTACAGCAGCTAGTGGATTTACTGGTATAGTTACTTCAATAAGTGTTTTAAGTAGTTCGACTATTAAATTCTTCTTAGAAAAAGAATCTGGAACATTTAGTGGATTATCAAATGGAGATCCAATTTACATATTCGATACAGCAGTTGGTTCAGGTGTTACTTCAGTAGTAACTTCCTCAGGTGCTCCTGTGGGAATTGGTACTTCATTCTTTGATAATGTGTATTTAATCAGTTCTTACAGCACAACATCTAATACTGCGGAATTTGTAGCTGGAGTGAAGACAGATACATCTTTAGTTGGTATTTCAACTGTGGGCACATCTGGCAAGTTCTCTTGGGGTAAATTAACTGGTGGTGTTAGATCAACAAATCCAATTTCAGTGACTGTTTCAGGTAAAACAGTCAACTCAGGTTTAACAACTTTCCCAAGAATACAAAGGAGAAATTCTGGTATTAGAAACACTGGTGCTTTAAAAGATAACTCTCGTGCTTAAACACACCAACTCTACCTGTATAAATATAAGAAAAAAACCATAGAATATAAAAAATGTCGGCAATTGTAACAGATCAGTTTAGAATTAATAACGCAGGTAATTTTTTAGGCGATGTCAATAATTCCTCAAATTCATATTATGTTTTTGTTGGATTATCAAATCCATCTGCTGCAGTTAGATCTTCCAATGCTTTTGGTAGAAATACAACTGATGCAACATGGAATGATCAAACAACTAGGAAAAGTCCTGTTGATAATTTTAATTATTTACATCATGTTAAAGACACGATGGTTTTTGGAAAAAAAATTACCTCAAATAATATTCGAAGAGTAGTTAGAAAAATAAATTGGACGAAAGATACAACTTATGATATGTATCGTCATGATTATAGTCCTTCTAACAGATCTCCGAATGGTCAAACTTCAAGATTATATGACACTGATTTTTATGTAATTAATAAAGATTTTAGTGTTTATATATGCATCGATAATGGATCAACGGGTATTAATACCACAGGAAATCCATCTTTAAATGAACCAACATTAACTGGTTTAGAACCATTTAGAGCAACTGGTGCCACAGATGATGGTTATCTCTGGAAGTATTTGTTTACCGTAGCACCAAGTGACATTATAAAGTTTGATGCTACTGAATTCATACCTTTACCTAATAATTGGGAAACATCAACTGATGCTAATATTGCTAATGTTAGGGATAATGGAAATGCGGAAATCAGCAATAATCAAATTAAAAAAATATTTGTTCAAGATGGAGGAACTTCTTATAGTAATCCAGGTGCTGGAGGTTTAGAAGTTGATATTATTGGTGATGGAGAAGGTGCAAAAGCAATTATTGATGTTGGAACCGATGCAAAAATTAATGATGTAAAAGTATCTGTGGGTGGAAAGGGTTATAGTTACGGTATTGTTGATTTAACAGATCTTCAACCCACAAATCCTAATTCCAAATTAATTCCAATAATTCCTCCATCAAAAGGTCATGGTTTTGATATTTACAAAGAATTAGGTGCCGATAGAGTTTTAGTTTATGCTAGATTTGATGATTCAACTAAAGATTTTCCAATTGATACTAAATTTGCTCAAATTGGAATAGTTAAAAATCCAACATCAATTGGATCAACACAAATTTTTAATCAAACTCAATATTCCTCAGTATCCTCTTTATATTTAAATTCTTTTGATAGTCCTTCTCCTGTTAAGGTAGGAGATTTGATTACACAAGATGTTAAAAATACTAGTGGTGTTAAGATTGGTCTGGTAAGGGGTTATGTGGTATCTTTTGACGTTGTGTCGAGTGATATTAGTAATAAAATAGCAGTATTAAAATACTATCAAGATAGATCATTGTATTTTAATTCAAGCACTGGAGATCAACAAGATACCACTGGTATCAGCACTATTGGGGGAATTAATGGTCAGATTTATAAATTTAGTGGTAGTGAAATTATTAAAGGAACTGATGGGTCATCTAATTATCAAGTTGGTATAAAAACTACCTTTAGTGGTATTTCAACAAATCCTACAGGAACTAAAGTCGTTGATTTAGGAGTTGAATTTAAAGATGGCGTAGCACAATCCGAGATAAATAATCAGTCGGGTGATATTATCTACCTAGATAAT